CCAACAAAACAAATAAAAACACTAAAGTTCAAACTCTAAAATCATGTCCTATCGTTACAACTCCAACATGTCCCGTAACATTTCCGTCTCTGAGTACAACCTTCCTGTAGGCGTCATCATTGGAAAGAAGGGTTCTACCATTAACTATATTAAGTTCAATTCGGGCGCTCGCATTTCTGTGAAAGAAGGTAATATCAGCATCAGCGGTGGTCACAAACAAGTGCTGTCGGCTAAGGCTCTTCTTAAAGAGTTGGCCTCTAACTTCCAGAACGGTATTGTCGGATTCAACCATGTAGAGCGACCCGTTCGGATGAAGCGACCTGTTGTCCGTGTTTCTGACGATGGCTGGAAAACCACTGGTGAGATGAAGAAAACTCATCAGAAGGAGCCTACACGCAACACCATGTGCGACAACAGGGGACAGTTTGCCGGGTTGGACTTTTCCGACTCTGATGATGATTCGGCTATTGATGAACCTACTATCAATCTCAATATTGCCGAGAAAACGACTCACCCAACCAGTTTGGTAGGACTGGATATTGAAGAACTTGTTTATAACAGCATGATAGGTGATAGCGGACTGGGTGCTGTTAATGTATTTGCTAAGATGCTTCCCAAATCACGTTCATATGAAGAGATTAATGCCGATATTGAAGAAGCACAGCTGGAACTTGTTGCGATTGGGAAAAGTTGGGCAGATGAGGCCGACCGTCAAGATACACAGGACCGTATCGACGAACTCACACAAGAAAAGGAACAACTGGATAAAATTCAGGACCTTATCCAAAACCATCCCGATATGTAAATAACAACTTAAAAATCAAAAAAATAAAAATCAAAAAAATACAAAAACAAATAAAAATCAAAAAATACAAAAAAAAAGGGGAAACCCAAAATTTTTTTATTGAAATTAAAGCTTGTAAAATTGAAAGAAATTTGAAAACTTTTATATATCACAAAAACATCAAAAAAAGTATATTATAATGACTACTCGCCGTATCCCCTCTAGTGGTTCAAAAGCCTGTGCTAGCAAAAAAAATGAAGGAATTATTGGAAAAAATGGTTCTTACTTAAGAGTGTTGTTGGATAAGGAAATGTGTACTGTTGAAAAGGTCTTCTCTAGTAACTGGACAAAAAAAGGAAATGAACAATTTAAAAGGCAATATTTAAATGAGAATGATGAATTAACAGATACTATTGGTTTGGAGGACAATAGACTGGAATGGATTGAATCCATAAAAAAAGGTATCTTGTCTTGGCGAGATGTATTAGACAAAAAATTAAAAGAAGTTGGTCCCGACGAATCTGATGAATCATTGGAGTTATCAGAGATATATGAAATTGATAGCGAATTAGAAGATGATGAAATAACTTTTAATTTTCATGGAAATGACTACCATCGTGATGATGAAAATATTCTATACACCACAGAAGGAGAAATTTTTGGATTTATTGATAATGATGGAAATGTTATTGTAAATGATGATGAAAAAAATGACGATATCCAAAATAAGGAAGTCATAATTGAATGTGATAACTCGTCAGTCCCGGATAAATCTGTAGTTAAAGAAGAGAAGAAGTCAAAACATTTAAGGAATTATGAACCAGAAGAAGACGCTATTATAATTGGGTATATGTTAGATTCTCATACTGAAAATAAAAATGGGTGTTTGCGAGAAAAGAAAGTTGCAAAGAAATTTAGAGAATTGTCACAACAACTTCCCGGAAGAAAACCTCAAAATATACAAACTCGTTGGGAAAGATATCTCCATCCCAAATATTTACAAACTATCATAGATGAACGTGATGCTGAAATAGTTCGTATCAAACAATGTGTTAACCTTTTGTCAAAGTAATCTTTTTAAATAAAAAAATCAAACAAAAAAAAAATCACAAAAAAAAATAAAAAATCACAAAAAAAAATAAAAAATTTGCACATAACTTTTTTCTTTAAAAAGTGTTTAATTTTAAGTTACTTTATTTCAGTAAATTGAATATGTTTTTTCTTTATAGATCATTGTTATAAAGAAACGCGAAAGAATCATGAGTCCTCTAATTGTACTCTTATACACTAGTATAATGAATCAGGATTTATATGTTGGTTTTATTATTACATATATAATCCTTGCTGTATATACTGTTATTGAAAATTATAAACATGTGAAGAAAAATAATATTGTTCGAAGGAGAAAGGTTATACGAAAACAATATCAACTTATTGGTGCTCCAACTTGGAAGAGAATTGATGGGCGACTTGTCAAGAAATACTACATTGTTGATATAGAAAACGATATTTATGGATATACACCTGAAAGGAAAGAACTGGACAAAGTAAAGAAAAATCTATTTTCTATATGGGGTCGAGTAAATGGACGACTTGTACGTATTGATTATTAAATGTAAGTATTGATAATTGTTTTTAAATAGTCTTGGGCTTTTTTTTTATTTTTAAAATGTACCACATAATTCATTTTACTGAATTTTAATGGGAATGAAACACTCCATTCTTCTTGTTCATATATATTTTTTCCTTTTGTAAAAATAATTTGGTCTGTAGGAATTAAATTAGAAATATATGTTGTATTAAATTCATTATGATAACCTCTAAAATTTTTTCTAAGCAAAACTTTTTCTGATTCTAAGTACATCTTAAATAAAAATATTATTATTTATTTAAGTAGTTTTTATTTTTTCTGCCAGCAGTAAACGTATTCTTGTCCTCTTCTGTTTTTAATTTCCCAGCTACTTCCGGCTCTTTTAATAATCATATAGTCTTCCTTTTTCGTACATTTTTTCCATTTTGATTTTATTTTATCATACATCAAATCCGGTATATTTAAACATAACCATTTGTTTTTGGGTAAATATTTATATCCTTTTTTAATAGTTGGAATTAAGAAATCATCATAAAATCCATCACTAATATTTTTTTTATCTTGTAATTTTGTTGCACTGGAAGGTTGTCTTATTGTTTTTGTTTTTTCATAATTTTTCATGTGTTCATATAATTCTAGATATTCATAAGGTGGAGAAGTAAAAATCATATCATATTTGGGAAGTTTTGAGAAGTCTACTTCTTCGGCTGGTTTAAAATAAAGATTTACTTTACTAGTTGAATGTTTTTTAAATGTATTATACATTTTATTGTATCCAGGTTTTAATGATTTGTTACTATCTATTCCGATATAATTTATGTCTCCTGCTAAAGCTGCGACCATTCTAGATCCCCAACCAGCTGTAAAATCTAATACTCTTGTTGCATTATATTTTCTATAAAAATGCAGTGCGGCTGATGGACGCATACTACTTAATGTAGCCCATTGTAATGCTATAGCGCTTTGATATGCATGAAATAAATTACCAGTACTATAACTTCCTTTATAAAGATTCATAGCAAATTTTTTTATTTTCTTTCTTGCTATAGGGTCTTTCCATCTTTGCATTAGAGATTTTCCTCTATATTTTGTGTGAACTCTTATTTTTTCTGTACCAAAGTTGACAGCGTTATTTCCTATAACCGAACGTGGGTTCAAAGAAGTTTGTTTCTTTAAATTTAAAAAATCATCAATTGCTTCGGTTTTTGTAATATTTTTATATGGATATGTTTTTCCCTTATATTTCAGAGTTTTTAATCTTCTTCTTTTTTTATTTCTTTTTTTTCTTGTTGTAGTCATATATAATATGTATTTATTTTTTAAAAATATATTAAAAAATAAATAGTTAATTTAATTATAATGTCAATAAAAAATGGATTAATTGGTTCGGCTATTGGTTTTGCTTTATCAGCTAGTGTTTGTAGTGCATTTTTTCAGTTTACTAATAAAGATATGTTAAATATTGGAGAAGTTGAAGAAAATGATGAAGGTGATGTAAAAACATTAACTAAATTTAAAAGTTTACCTTTAAAAAGAATTGCTGATGGTATTGTTTTATTTTCTGGTGTATATGGATTTTATTGTGGTTACAAAGATAGGGGTTCTATGTTATTTAAATGAGCCTGTGGATTGAACCCTTTAGTTTACAAGACTAACTGAGCTATAACGGTATAAGATTTTTTTTATATTTAAATTATTTTTATTTTAAATAAACATTTAATATATTATGAATGAATATATTAAAATGAATGATGAAGAAAATGAAGATTGTATTATATGCTTAGAAAACAGTAATAAGGAGAATGGAAATTTTTGTTTTTGTTATAAGTGTAAAAATAAGTTTCATTTATCATGTTATAAAAAATGGATGCAAAAATGTAAGGAAAAGCATAATAATATTAGATATAGATGCGTTTATTGTCAAAATTATAAAACTATTTATAGAAATAAAAAGTTTTGCTGTATGCATTACAAGGTTAAAATATTGTAATTATATATATGTATCATATATTTTATGAGATTTTTAAATATTTGAAATATTTATCAATATTTTTTTATATTTCATTAAAAATTGGATTTTTTAAATCAGAAGTTACTATTATGCATTTATTAGAAGACTTTATTAAGGTTTTAGTAGCTATATTTTGTATATACATTTTCTGGCCTTTTAGGAAAAAACATGTAATTAATAAACATGATATAGGTATTGGGTTTTCTGCTGGATTGTTTTTATTAGCTAGTTTAGATTTTTTTAAACATAACAGTTATTTTAGTTATTTTAAAAATCTTTTTGAACTCGCAGAATAAATATTTATTTTCTTTTTCTTTTAAAAACTAACTTATTTTTCCTTTTTATAGCTGCTTCAGCTAATAATTCTGCTTTTTCTTTCCTATTTGTTGGTCTTGTGTTTTTTAATGGTCTTGTGTTTTTTAATGGTGATTTTTCTATTGAGTTTTGACTTTTTATTATTTCATTTATAATTGTAATTGCATTTATCCATGTTGATTTGTTGTTAATAAAATCATTTAAATGTAGTTCCAAATAAAACTGATACATTTCGGGATTTATATTTTTTGGTCTACTTTCTATTGAATATAATAAAAATTCATTTTGATTTTCATCAGTAACTGTATTATTTGATAAATCCATTATATATAAATTTGATTATTATTTAAATAATTAAAAATAAATAATAACACTTATTAAAGTTTTAAGATTAATCTTATATTTTTTTCATATTTTCTATATATATATGGATTTGAATCCCCAAAATTATAATTTAAATGAGATAACTAGTTTTTTTGGATTACAACCTAATCATTCTTTTACACAAGTAAATGATGCTTTTAGGAAAAAACATAATGAAATTACACTTTCACCACAAGTTTCAAAAGAACAAAAGGACAAAATGTTGTTTTTTATTAATCAGTTAAAAAATAAGTTGATTTTACATCTTACAAAACAAAATGTGTCTCATAATACATTTTCTAATAGTTTGTTACCTAGTAGTAATTTTATGAATAAAAATAATGGAAGAGTTGATACTGTTATTAATAGTGCTATTTCTTATAATGCTGGTGTTAGTAAAGAAATTAGCGCCGATATTATTAATCCTATTGAGAGAAATATATTAAAAAATGTAATACATTTTGATACTAGATTTAAACAAAATTATGTTATTGAGAATCAAAGTAAATTTACATTTAATTTTCCAACTGCATTTAAAAATGTTATTTCTTCAAAATTAATATCTTTTGAATTACCTGATACAATATATAATATTACTGAAAAATTAGGTAATAATACATTTAATATTAATATTTTAACTGGTACAGCTAGTGACAATGATACTAAAGTTACTATTAATGAAGGTAAATATACAAGTAGTACACTTATAACTGAAATACAACGTGCATTAGGTAATACTATTTTTACGGTTAGTCTTAGTGCTGATACTAATTTAATTACTATAACACATGCTAGTAAAAACTTTGTTCTTAGATTTCCTGGAGTTAAAGATAAAGTAAATTTAGGATATATATTAGGGTTTAGGTCTGAAGTTGTTAATTCAACTAGTAATAGTGTTACTGCTTCAAAAGTTGCAGATTTTAATTTTAATAATTATTTTTATTTATCATTTGATGATTTTCAAAGGTCAGTTAATCACAATCATTTTGCTATTATGAATAAAAACTTTGTTACTAAAAATATATTTGCAAAACTTAAGAATAAAGCTGATGATGGTAATACTGATTATTTTGTAAAAAAAAATTACTTTGGTCCTGTTAGTTTAGAGAAAGTTTCATTTGAATTATTAGATAGATATGGTAATTCTTTAGATTTGAAAGGTTTGGATTATTCTTTCTCTGTTGAAATTGAACTTTTATACAAATTTTAACTTTTTTTTTGGATTTTTTCTTTACTTTTTTTTAAATATGCTTTATATCCTAGACTTTTCTTCAAATCAAAAGACGATTGTAAAAAACTCTTTGCTATTTCATAACCTATACGTTCCTTTTCTGATAAACTTTTCAAATAGTTTTTTTCTTCCTTATCCATATTTACTTATTTATCATATAATGTTTTTATATTTTCAATTTTCAAAATATAAAATAAATTGATTTTATTTTATACTTTATTAAATATATTAACTAAAATATATTAACTAAAATATATTAACATCATGAATTGTACTCGTATATATGACCCCATACATGGCTTTATTAATATTACATCTTTGATGAAACAATTTATTAATACTGAAGAATTTCAAAGATTACGAGATTTAAAACAATTAGGTGCGACTACTTTTGTATTTCCTAGTGCTAATCATACTCGTTTTGAACATTCTATTGGGGTTAGTCATTTAGCTGGATTAATGATTGAAAGCTTAAAAAAAAATGGATTAGAAACTATTACTGAAAGAAACATTGAACTTTGTAGACTTGCTGGTCTTTTACATGATATTGGACATGGTCCGTTTAGTCATTTATATGATGATTATGTAAAAGACTCAAAAGAACCAGACCATGAAGAAAGAGGTTGTGTAATTATTAGAAATATGGTAAAAAAATATAAAATTCCATTAAAAGATTTTGAAGTTGATGATATTATTAAAATGATTAATCCATCTGATGATGAAAAATTCCATTGGAAATATCAAATTGTCGCAAATAAAATTAATCAATTAGATGTTGATAAATTAGATTATATTCAAAGAGATTGCTTTTATCTCGGTATGAAATGTGCTGGTGAGTATAGTAGAATTATTAATGATGCTACAGTTTTTATAATGAATGAAAAAAAAAGTGTTATTGCATGGCCTATTAAACTACAATATGAAATTTTCCAATTATTTGCTACTAGATATAGGTTACATAAACAAGTTTATAATCATCCTAATATTAAAGCATGTGAATTTATTATTATAGAAATGCTTAAGATTATTAAACAAAAATCAATAGTTTTAAAAAATTTTGGTGATTCTATTATTTATTGTAAATATGTAGATTATCTTAGAAATAAATTATTTCAAAGAAATCATATTAAATATGTTGGTGAATTAACTTTTGTTAATGATAATATTTCTTCTGATAGTTGGGGTAAATATATTAATTATATGAAAGAAAATAATATATTTTATCAAAAATTACAGATTGGATTTGGTGGTGATAAAAATCCATTAAAAAATATTAAATATTTTAAAGATTGTAAAATTATTGTATATGACCCTATGATGTTTAGTTTTATGATTCCGAATACTTATAAAGAAGTCTTAATTAGAGTTTATTGTAAAAATATGGATAAATGTGATACTATTAAGATGCATTATAATAAAATGATAGATATATATAATGGAAAATATGACTTTTAATAAAAATACACCAAGTATTATTTACTTGAAAGATGACCAAATTTTTACTTATGGTAATACTGCATATGGTCTTATTTATTTAAAAACTACTAAAAAAAAAATTTGGAGTAAATGGAGTAGAAGATGTTTTTTTTTAACTAATAAAAGTATTAGTTTTTGGAAGCAAAGAAAAAATAGAAGGGAAAAAATTAAAAAGATTTTTTTTTCTTCATATTTTAATCTTAGTGGATTAGAAAATGTTCTTGAATATGATAATAATTATCTTACTTTTGATATTTTATATAATGAAAAAGATTGTACAAAAAAATATACATTCAAATCTTATAATATTGGTTTGTTTTCATATATTTATCAAATTATTGATAGAAATATGAAAAATACATATAGAGATTAACGTTTCTTTGTTCTTTTTCTTCTTGATTTCCCCCTTTTTGTTCTCTTTTTTTTAAAAAGATATTTTCTTTTACGTTTTTTACTTTTTCTTCTTCTTTTTTTTGTTCTGTTTTTTCTACCACCATCAGTTTTTCCAGGGTTTTTTTGTTCTTTTCTTCTTTTCAAAATTTCTTTTACTTTTTCTCCTATAAAAGGTATACATTTTCTCAAAAGTTTACATGAAAAATCATGACCTTCTTCAGCTGTTCCCCCTTCTGCTTCTGCGGCACGACGATTCGCTTCGTCACATACATAAACTGCATATCTGTATGTTCCCATTACCGTTGATATTAGCTTTAATTTCCAATTTAAACCAAAATAGAATAAAATTAGTCCGCCTATTCCATTCAAAATTCTATCGAGACCTCTATTTAATGCCCTTCTAGGGTTTCTTAAACCAATATAAATAAGATTTAAAGATGGTGTTGGTAAAGATTCAAATATTACTGTCAGTATAAATTCACATTTTTGTTTTAGTTTCATATTTTTAGATCCTTTATTGAATTGGTTTGTTACACGTTGAATAATATCTACATCATGTTCTATACTTCTTAGTGTAGCTGTATTACCGCTTGCTTTTGTAGCTACACCAGCCATAGTTTGGGAAGTTTTTAAAACACTTTTATGCAGCTTTTTCATCTTTTGTTCTGAAAGTTTTTTTTTACGTTCTTCATTTAATTTTTTTTCGTTTTCTACTAGTACAGGCTCTGATTGTCTCGCAGCACTTATTAATTTATTTACGCTGACTCCTTTTTGTTTAGCTGGTACTTTTGGTACTTTTGGTGGTACTGGAGGTGGCTTTTTTTTTCCTTTTGCTGGTACTGGAGGTGGCTTTTTTTTTCCTTCCGACGACCATGTCGGGTCTTCATCCATGTACCTGGAAGCAAATTGTTTGGGTGAAAGACCAATCTGTGCTGCTACTTTACTAAGAGCTTCTTCGTAATCCGAATCGTCCTCATCATCTTCAAATTCTCTAAGAGCTGCTTCTTGCACTTCTTGTACTACTTGTGCATCTTGTTCTTCTTGCATCATCTGATTGTACCTTTCTCCTACTGATAACATAATATATATATAACTTATATTTTTATTTATAAGTTTGACGGTCAGTGAAATACTGTAACCATAAACACAAAATATCATAGTATTTCGGATGTTCTAAGTTTTGTATTTTTTTAAACTCTAATTTTGTGCTATTAAATCTTAGTAGTGATGAATTTTGTTGCCAACATTTTATTATTTTAATCCAGTTTTTTTCTGTAATTTTTTCTAATAAATGATTGTAAAGTTCTTTATTTTCTTCTGTAGAAATTTTTTCAGGTACATTTTTAAATATACTAAAATTCTCCATTAAAAAAATAATTATAAATATTATATTTATTTTTTTAAATAATCTTTATTTATTATTAAACTCTAATTTTCGCTTTCAAATTTTAGCTTTCAAATTCTTCCATCATTTCATGTCTTTGCTGTCTTGAACTCATAAACTTCTTTTTCTCCTCTTTTTTTTTCTCCCATAGAATTCGTCTGCGTCCTCTACGAGTATTAAACTCTTCGCTAATCCACTTATTTTGACGAATAGTTATATATTGTCCACCAACAATAGATGGATCATATACAAATGCTAGGCCCTTGGAGTCCATATGATTTCCATATGGAATTGGAAGTCCATCATTTTGTAGAATACTATTAAATTTATTACCTGGATATTGTGGGTGACTCCATGATTTAGTCTCATCGTCATAGTCCCAACCATTACTATATACATTACTATTGAAATCAATTCCAGCATGTTCCTTTCTTTTGAACTTGAGAGAATTTCTTGTAATAGGTTTTTTCAATACTCTACCGTGTGATTTAGCTCTTGATTTAGCCCACCTATAAGAACCTGGTATTTTTTCATCCTCTGGAATTGGTTTGCGAATAATAACAGATTTTTTATATTTTTTGTATTTTCTTTTTTTGTATTTTTTAAACGGCATATTCTTTAGTTTTTATTTTAAATATACAATAATAATTATTTTTTTTTTTTGTTTCAATTTTTGAAAAATATTTATTATATGTTCAATAATAAAAATAAAGAAAAAAACATATTATAATGAGTTATAATTTGAACAAAGATATTCAAATGGTGAAAAAATATACTGGGATGGTGGGATATTATTTTAGAAAATTTAAAGTTAATTGTGATACTTGTCATAGTAAAACTGAGAAAGAATTTCACCCATACTTTAATAAATTGTGGGATTTAATACATTCGTTGTCTTTTAATCTTGAAACACATTTTAATAGTAATAATATATTAAAAAATGCTGTTTTATCTTTTTATTATAAATTCAAGTTTTTACCTTGTGAAATTTGTAGAAAACATTATGTTGAATATTTAAAAGAATTTCCCTTTAGAAATATTAAAACAAATATTGATTTGCAAAATTGGACTGTTGATTTACATAATAATGTAAATTTAAGAATTAATAAAAGGTCATATGATTATAATTATACCAAAAGAAAATATATAAATTATATTGCGGATATTTAGCTAAAATTTTTTTTTTATAATTTATATAATGTCAACCGAAGGTATGTCAGAAGCTGAAAAAAGAATAATACTTTTTGATGAAACACCAGAGTACAATTCTATGGATAAAAAAGAACAAAAATCTTTTTTTAAAGAACATATTACAAAGCTAACTCCTGAACAAAAGAAAAAACGCATTGGTATAAAAATTAAAAATCATGGTAGAGCTGTTACTGATTTTAAACAAATGAAAAACATGTCAACAATGAAAGAAAATAAAATCAAAAAAACAAAAAAAAATAAGGAAGAACCAAAAAAAAAAAAACAAAGGTCGTTTTTAAAAAATAATAAAAAAGTTTTAGATTTACCCGAACCAAAAAAGATTAATAAAACAGGGCTCTATGCAGATACAAAATTAGCAGCTGGTTATATTGAAGGTAATGCTGGTTCTTCTAAAAGAAAATCAACTAAAAAGAATTCAAAACATGGTGCATTATTAGATTATATTGAAGAAAGCGATTCTCTTAAGAAAAAAGAAGAAGATGATGAAGAGGAAGAAGAAGAACCAGATTGGAAAATAAATGCAAGAAAACAAGCTGAAATAAAAGCATCCAATAAAAAATTAAAAAGTGCAACATCAAATTTAAAAACAACTTATTATGGATATCATAATTTAAATAGAAAAAAGGATATTAAAAAATCAAATGAATTTACGAAAAATAAAGTTTTTGATGATACCAATTTATTTGATAATGAAAATATGCATGGTAGAAAGTCACGTGTAAATCCTCCTTTACAAAATAAAAAACTTAATTTAGAAACACCTGGTGTTGTAAACTTTCAATCAATATTACATGGATTACAAAGAGGTGATGAAGGAAAAGTTACCAACAATTTAAATTTTAGAAGATTAGGTGGTATGATAAATAATAATGAACCTGTTATTGTAATGACAAATTCAGATGTTGTAAAGGTTTTTAAATGGCATGAAATTAGATTAGATAGTTATAAGAATGCTTTAGAATTGTGTCAAGAAAAATTTGAAGAAATTGAAAATTATAGTAAATTTTTAGAAAAAAGAGTCTCTCAGTTAGAAAATAATACTGTTTATACAGATTATCAAACATTATTAATTAGAGATGAATGTATTAGAAAAATACAGTCTGCATGGCGATGGTATAAGTTTAGAACGTCTTATAATGCCATTCTTCTTCAAAGATGGTTTAGATATAAAAAGAATGTTCTTGAAGTTTCAGGTGATGTGAAAAAATTCTTTGATGATATTAGATTTTTAAGAGAGGAAGCGGCTATTGCTGAAAGCTATTTATTATCATTAAATGGTTCAAAGGCTTTACCATTAAACAAACTCAAAGAAATTAAGAATAAGATGAAACACCGATTAGATAAAGTAGAAAAAATGAGAAATAATATTAATAATTAAAAGTATAACTTTCCATATTTTCTAAGTTTTTCTTTTTTTAAATTTATTTTTTTTATTCTTTCTATTCTTATTTTCATTTTTGTATCTATTAATTTTTGTCTTTGTTTTTTAAGTTGTTCACTTCCTTTAGAAATTATTACTAATAAATTTTTTTCTAATTCCTTATCTTGTGATATTTCAGTTTTTAAAATATTTTTTTCTCTTAATAATTTTATATTTTCATTTATTATTTCCATATTATTTATTTTTATATTATTACCTCTTGATATCAATTCTATTAATTCACTTGAATAACTTGATAAATATATTCTATCTTGATTTACAAGGTCTTGTCTACACATCGGACATGAATTATTTGTTCTTATCCATCTAAAAAAACATTTTGAACAAAAAAAATGTTTACACGGAGTTACCATTGAGTTTTCTAATAATAAAATTTCATAACATATACTACATTTATTTTCTTCTTCCATATAATATTAAATATATATATTTATTTAATATTATTTAATGAATTTCTATATTAAACTTTATAAATTTTGTTATTGTAAGCTTCCATTTCAGCTACATATCTATATTGGTCTTTATTTTTCATTTCATCAAAATGATTTTTTTCCTTGTCTGTGAGTTTCTTCCACATTTTTCCTAGTTCTTTTGCAATGTTTCCAATCACTACCTTCTTATTATTTTTCTTTTCTTTATCAATTAATTTTCCTCTCTCTTTGTCACAAAAGAATAGGAAACCTGATTTTGGCTTCTTAGGTTTATTTGGGTCTTTCTTGAACTTCATCTTCATTTTTTCCCCTAATAGAAGAGTTACCATTTCTTGAGTCTTTTCAGTTTGACCTAGTGCCATACACACTCTTTCTAATACTTGTTTATGTGATTCGTAAAACATATTATTGAATTGTACTTGGTTATCTTGAAATTGTTCACTTGCCATTTTATATAAAATCTACTATATATTTAAGTCTTTTTATTTAACTATTAAATTATATAAATATAATCAATTTATTAAACTATATGAGTCAAATTTGTTTAGAAGAATTTGAAAAAAATCTTAAAAGAATTAAATTTAATGAAAATAATAAAGATATTTCCAAAAAACTTGATGTATTATCATGTAAGTTGAAAGATTTATCTGTTAACTTACAAAATAATATTAATACTAATGAAATTGTTGTTAATAATGTTAGACCCGCCGGTCATACCAGACCTGTTAGAAATAATTCACATATACATTTCAATAATTATTTAAGGTCTTGGTATTGGTAAATCTTCTTCCTATTTCTATTTCCTCACCATCTTCCTCTTCTTCAAAATATTTATAACAACATATACAAGTTATAAAACCAACAACATATGTTACTAGCATATATATAGTTATAATTTATATTATTCTATATCTTTACTTTAGCTATTTTAAGAAATTATTATAAAAAATAATTCTTCGTTTATATTTTGTTTGTATAATATATATGACAAGAAGAAAAAGAAAATCTCCTAGAAGAAAAAGACCCACTAGAAGAAGACAGAGAGGTGGGTTTGGTCCAAGATTGTTTGGATTGAACCCTCTTTATACACAAGTAGCTGATAAACCACCAGATGCAGGTGATGATTTAAGTGACTATGTTTCTAAACCTGGTGTTGAAGCTGTCCCTGAAGGTGTTGGTCAAGAAGCTGCTGGTGCAGATGGTGAAGCTGCTGGTGCAGATGGTGAAGCTGCTGCTGCAGATGGTGAAGCTGCTGGTGAAGCTGCTGGTGAAAAAGGAGTTTTTGCTGCGTTAAATGATGTGATGGAGAATGTTGGAGCTAAAGCTGTTGCGACAGCTCAACAAACTGTTAAACAAGCCAACGCGAATTTAATAGATAAAATTAAAAAGGCTGACCCTACTAAATCAAAAACAGACGAAGAAGTAAATCCTCCTTCACATGAAGATGGACCACTAGAACAACAAGGTGGTAGAAGACGTAGACGTAAGTCAACTAAAAAGAGAAAATCTAGAACAAAAAGAAGAACAAAAAGAAGAACAAAAAGAAGAACAAAAAGAAGAACAAAAAGAAGAACAAAAAGAATAAAAAAAAGAAAAAGAAGAAGGCCTAAAGCTGGTGTAGGTTTCCCCATTTACCATGATTCTTATGGAAGCCCTAATGCTCCTCAACCCGGTGGATACCGTAGATAAATTGAATTTCATTTTACTAATAATTTAAGATTTATTAATAAAATGTTTAAGAACTGTCTTGGAATTTCAAATAAAAACTCCGAATCTTCCAAATTCTCTTATGAACTTAAGACTTTTGATAATAAATCTAGAGGAACACCTAAGTATAACACTTATAAATGTAATGATTACGAGTTGTCTAATCTAAAATATTTAGGACCCTTGAAAACTCATTTAAATTCCATAAAACATTTTTTCGGTCAACCTCAAATATTTAATTGTTATAAAGGAAAATTTGCATTTGAATATGTTTGGTATATTAAATTTAAAGATGGAACTAGAGGTTCTATAGTTAAGTCTTTTAAAAATAATTATGACGCAAAATATAATAATGATTGGAAAATTTATGGTAGTAGTGAAAAAGTTATGGGTCATATAATTTTGTTATTTCTATAAAATATAACATATATATAAGTTATGGTATTAAATTTTTTTAATGTAAAAAGGAAAACAAGAAAAAGAAAAAAGAGAAAATCTAAAGCAAAAACTAAACGAAAAAAACCTCGTTGTAGTAGTATTTATTATAATAGGAAAATTACAGATACTAGTTTCCCATATTTACCTATTACAAAATCAGAAGCTATTGATGAATTTTTAAGAATGAAAAATGCAAATAATTTAAATCCAAAGTCTTTGGTAGGAAATAAAATGGTAGATTATGGAACATATAGAATGCGTGTTAAAACTAAATATCGTGGTAAATCTTGGTATGAACAATGGAAAAATCCTGTTAGAAGAAAAAAATTAAATGAATTTGCCAAAAGACTTGTTAAAATTAAAAATTTAACTCCTTTAAGAGCACAAAGAGACGCCATGTCTTTACAATGGGGTACTATTAATACTATGAGACCTGCTGCCGCTCTTAGTTTTTATAGAAAATTTGGTGCGACTAGTGTATTAGATTTTACTGCTGGTTGGGGATCACGTATGATTGCAGCTATTGCTGGTGAAATGAATTATATAGGAATTGATAGTAATACAAAGCTTAAACCGGGTTATGACAAAATATTAAATACATTAAAACCGTATAATAAAAGTAAAGTTAAACTTTATTTTAAAAAGGCCGAAGA